GTTGAATTACCATCTAATTTATTTTTACAAATTTTATTGGATTCATATGAAGACAAAAAAGATCTAATATTAAATTATACATTGAATCTTGTAAAAAATAAGTCATTCGATGAAGAACTTAAAAAGTTCATTGAAAAATACATGGAAAATGAATCAAAACAGAAAAGATAGGCGTAAATACGCGAAAGCGTTTGGGTTTTTGAAGAAAAAAAACAAGATGAGCGATACGGAATATTTGGAACATCTTCATAAATCTATTTTAGCGGGCAAACAAATACAACGGGATTTTGATGATTATATTGAAAACGAAAAAATGAATCAATCTGCCGAACTTGATAGCAGAGTCATTGCTGGCTTGGTTAAAAATGGCATGAGTGAAGCTGAAGCTAAAAAAATTATCGCCAATAACAATGAAATAAAAAAGAAGCGAATTGAAAAGCTTGCCAGAAAAAAACGATAAACAATGAAACTTTATGTAACAACACACAGTTTTGAAAAGATAAAAGAATCATTCATGAATCTTCGTTCATTTTATTTCATTGATGTGGATCAAATAATAAAATCATTTAACTACAGACGAAGCGAGTTAACAAAAACCGGGATATTCATTGTTAATGATAAAATAAAAGAAAAATTAGCATCCGCTGCAAAATCCAAACGATACGAGGATATCGTTTACATTAACAATGAATTGGATGAAGAAAGTATAAATAATCTTAACACATTCATTGAAGATTTTCCAGTCATAACTGAATCCATTCTCATCGAAGAAGATGATACAAATCCAAACAAATTTCAGAAATTCTTCAAGGAAATTTTATTTTTCCCTACTGGTAAAAAAATAAAAATTTACGAATGCACTCCGATAAAAAGTAAAATGTTTTACTGGATCAATGGATTAAATTTTCCATCTTCAATTGTTTAAATCAACTTTCTCCCAAAGAATTAATATATAAAATAAATTAAAAACTTATGGGTGGAAATATTACATCAATGCCGTCAAGAACTGGTAATTACGATTTAACTGCGAATATAACACCAGAACTTATCAATACATACGTTGATAATAATAATATTCAACAAAGAATTCCTCCACATTTAACTGATAATAGATTATCAAGGGTTGATCCAGGTGGTAAAATAATTGTGCCATTTAGTACAGATTTCATGAAAGCAAGTACGCAAGGTTTAATTGATCCAATTGATTCTGAATCCAACATATACGGAGTTGATGCAATCATGAATGATTACGCAATTGTTCTGTTATCCGGTGCAAGTACAAAGGGTGGTGGAACGAAAAATTCATTGTTAAAGAATAATGTAGAAAACGAAAGAAAATGGTATGAAGAAGAAGCATTGGGTTTTGATTCAAAAAAAGTTACAGTATCAAAACTCATAAGCTGGAGCCAGGAAGAAATTAACAAAACAAAACGTCCTTACAGTTATGCAGATTTTGTTTACCTTAAATATTTTACAAAAATACCAGTAAATCATCAAATTACATTACGACGTTTCCCATTCCCTGTAAATGATGGCTTATTTTTTCCTTTGGAAGACGGTGATACAAAACTTAGGCCACCGATGGCCCAAGCCATTACTTATATGGGCGAAGAAACCGGCAATTCGATGAGTTCATTCTTTGAAATGGATTTTGGTTTAAACTGGGAAGATTTTCAAGCTGAGGTTTGGGATCAAAATGAAACAATGCCAGGAAGCGATGATTTACCCGGACTATTAGGAACTGTTACCAAATATTCTGCATTATCTTCAGGTGAAGCAAATTCCGGAACAATTGCAAACCAAGGACGTTCTCTGCCAGACCCGTATGAAAATGGACCGTACGCTAACAGGATAATGGGACCTGTGAATCGAATTGATACAACAAAAAGACGTGCAAGCGGATTAAGGTTCGATCAAACAATAAGTTTAAATTTCCATTACGTTACAAGGGAAATTGGAGGAATAAACACAAAGGCAGCAATGCTTGACATAATTGCAAATCTTCTTGCTTTAACATACGCAACTGCTCCATTCTGGGGTGGTGCAAACAGATTTACCGTTGCTGGTCCGGCGTATCCATTTGATGGAATGAATGATTGGTATAACGGTGAACCCGGAGATTTTTTTAACTCAATAACAAACAGTGTTGGAAGTGGATTGGATAATTTATCAAGTTTTTTCGGAAAATTGATGGAGGATCCAATCGAAACAATGAAAGGATTGGTAGGCAGTTTACTACAAAACTTCATGGCCAGAAAAGTTGCTGGCAACATGCCAAGTTACCTGGGTTTACGTTCAATTTTAACAGGTGAACCTGTTGGAGAATGGCATTTAACAGTTGGAAATCCACTCAATCCGATCATGGAAATCGGAAACCTTGTTTGCACAGGAATAAATTTTTCGGTAGGAAAAACACTCAGTGCTGATGATTTTCCTGAGGAACTCACCGCAACAATAACACTGGAACATGGAATGGCACGGGATAGTGATGCAATAGCCAACATGTTTAACAGAGGAAAAGGACGAATATATTCATTACCGGATGATTTCGAGGATGCTGCATCGAATAATGAATCCAAGATTGATAATTTTACAGGTCAAAATAACCCGTATCTTAATAAATTACAGGGAGATATTGAGTCTGAAAAGGAACATGCAACATTTACAAATGATGCTGCATACGCACAAGGGCAATACGATGCAGCAAGGGATGGAGCAACAAGTTTAACAAGAAGCGCAAAAGATAGCAGCCAAGCGTATAAAAATGCAGGATTAACCGCATTCGGTTGGATAAAAAAACAAGTATCGTAATGTATTTTCCACTAACAATAGATAATAAAAGAAAAATAGTTTTAAATGATTTAACCATTGTGGATTTATCTGAACAAAACTTTGAACAAGGTGATTATCAATTTTCGGTATTTGATGCTTTGTATTGTCCACAACGTTCTGAAATGAGAGTTGATCTTTTAGCAGAACAAGTTTACGGTAAAACTTCAAAAGCTGATATCATCCTTAAATACAATAAAATTTCAAATCCGTTTTCAATTGAACAAGGAGATTTCATTTTAGCAATAGACTCCGAATTCGCTAGAAAAAAATTCAAAAAAGAAAATAGAGTTGAAGAATTAAACAAAAAAATACGGCAGCAATTCATTGATCCAACCAAAAAACCAGAAACAAATGAAACATTATCGAGATTTAGAAACAGGGATTTATCTGTGCCACCCAACATAACCAAGACCAACACAAAATCCGTTGATATTAAAGAAGGAAAAATAACGGTTGGTGGTAATGTTTCAGGAATAACAACAAAAACAAAGGAAAAACCAATTGAAAGAAATAACTTTGAAAAGATAATAGAAGAATTGAAGAAAAAACCAATCAAAAAAATAAAAACAAACACAAAGGGTTCATCCAACGTTGTAGCTGCAACATTGAAAACTCAAAAAATGAAAAAAATTCCTGACATTGATAATCCCACAAAAACAAAGTATCCAAACAGTACTAAAGTTTTCCATAGCATACCAAAAAGGGAAATAAACAAGCAAACATCTGTCACACCAACAATAAAACCAAAATTATCTTCAGCTAAACCGATAAAAAGATCAAAGATATTTCCAATTGAACCAATAGATTAAAAACAAGATAAAATAAAATGCCAGATAATTCCATAATAAAATCTATACTAGATCCAACAATAATACTAGATGAGCTTGTCTATGATGATATGGATGAAGGAACAGGTGAAATAGGTGAAAAATACCTAAAAACATTTGGAACCCTTGGTATGTTATATCCACTTGTACAAATAAACAATTATGTTTTTAAATCAAGTGAAATTAAAAAAATGACAATAGATAGTACTGGATTTTTACCAACAATTCAATTAAAACTTCACATGAGATTTTCCGGAGCATTTGTTTCAAACGGAATTCCCAAGGATGGTGATGTTGTATCTATTTTCATAAACCAACGTCAAGATGTTTACAAACCCATCAGAAATGATTACTTGATTACATCGATCTCATCAAGTGGAACAAACAGCGAAGGAGTTGGTGGAATTTTATACATCGAAGGAGAATTAAGAATTCCAAGATTGTACGATATTGCTGGTATAGCAATAAACGACACATCATTCGAAAGTCTTAAACTTATTGCAACGGATTTAGGCTTAGGTTTTTCAACAAATGAAGACTCCACAGATGATTTAATGACTTGGTTCAGTGGTGTTGATACGTATGAAAATTTCATTAAACATTTAACTACTCATGCGTGGAAAGATGAAAATAGTTTTTTTAAAATTTTCATTGATATCTATTACAATTTAAATTTTGTTAATGTTAATCATCAATTCAAGGATGATAATGAATTTCTTGCTGGTTCCATAGATAACATAACAATTGGACCTGCATACGGTGATGAAGGAGGAAAAAATGAACCACAGGATTCACCTGTCGTCTTTTCAAACCATAGAAAATTAAATACCACCAGTTTTTACATAACAGAATATAACCCTATAAACATAGGTGCAAGTATCGCAAAAAAATACGGTTACACCTTTGAACCTGTATTTTTTGAACAAAATACGTTGGAAAGTTGGAGTATTCCAATGGAACCACTTATTACTGAAGGATCCGAAGAAGAAAAAATTCTTCTAAGAGGAAGACCCAACGAAGAATTTTACAAAACACAAATTAAAAAACAATGGTTAGGAATTCAATACACCGGTGATGATCATAATACACATGAAAATTTTATGATTTCAAAAGTACAAAATATGATCAACAATCAAAATACAGATAAATTCAACGTTCGTGTACTTATTAATAGAATAAATTTTAACATTTTTAAATACGGAAGATTTCCATTCATATTTTTTGTACAACAGGATGTACTAAGAATGATGCAAGAAATGAAAACTGATGATTATGCTGAATTAAAAACAGATATGGCAGTTGATTCTTTTTATACCGGTTGGTGGTTACTTAAAGGATTCAAAATTATTTTTGTCGATGACTCACCAGATGAAACAAACAAATTCAGGCAAGAGTTCATTTTATCAAGAAGGGAATTACCACTTCCTGCTACAACCAGTGAAACATAAAAAAATAACAAAATGGGACAATATTTTCCAAGTACAATTAAAAGATTTCAAGATCAATCAACAGTTGGTAATAACATGATGCCATCTTCTGACTATTCAATAGGAGGGTTTGATAGTAATACTGGAGCTTATTCAGATCCTACTTACATGGGTTTTCGTGTTCTATTTCAAACAGCAAGCAATATGAGTGAATCTGAATTACATTACGATTACGATAGTTTACCACAAGGTTTGTTGTTGAATCCAAAAAATGCTTATTCAACGCAAAATTATTTTTATAGATTAAGAGATACAAAGGATCAATTATACATTAATCGGTTTCGGGAAGGTTTGTTTAAAATTGACAAAGATATGCCTTGGTACATTCAATCAATAACAGGCTTGGATGAAATATACAAAATCGATCCTGAAAACAACTACAGAGCAAAAGATAAAACTATAACTTTAACATTTTTAGAAGATGTTAAATTACAAATGACCTATCTTTTTGATTTGTACAGAAAATCAATATGGGATGCAAAATACATGAGATGGAAGGTTCCAGAAAACATGAGAAAATTTGGGATGGAAGTTTACTTGATTGATATTCGAAATTTTCAATCATTCAATCCTGTAGCAGGAACTGATGGTTCACATGATTGGGATTGGTTTGATCCAACAAGACCAATGAGAGCTGTTGATACTCTTCGAGGTGAACTAAAAGGTGCATTATCGTCAATGAAATCTAAATTAATGGCTGGGGGAGCTAACGGGAAGTTAAATGAAAAATTTTATTATGATTCCACCGAATCACGAAATTCAAATCTTAGACATTCTGCTGATGCTTTTTTACCTGTTTTAAAACTTGAACTTGAAGATTGTGAATTTAATTTAATCCAGGATGGATTAAGTGGTTTTGGTGATATTTCAAATACTGTTGCTGGTGATCCTCGTGAAGTTTCATTAACAATAAATATTGGAAACGTACGGGAAGTGAATCAATATTCTTTGTTCGATGTAATATTGGATGATAATGGATCAATGTATGATGATTTACTACAAATAACAAAGGACATGTATAAAATTGCTAAAGATACAGATCCGGATACAGATCCAGTAAATCCAGCTCAAACAAGCGCACCTAATCCATTATTGGAAAAAATCAAAAATAGAGCTTTACAGGAAATCATAGGACGAATTGGAGATAAAGCAAAGGAATATATCAATCCATTTCTGTTGGGTAATATTTACGGACTTTCACCAACAGATCTACAAAATTCAATTGATAATTTACTAAAGAAAAATGAAGGTGAAACAAGTTTACGAAAAAATATAGATCTCGAAGGCACAGGTAAAACACATGTTAACAACATGACAGATAACATAGATCGTGAAGGTATAGAACCAAATGATAGCATAACAGATAACATAGATCTTGAAGGTATAAATCCAAACAATAACATACCTACCAACATTGATTTTGCTGATCCATATGATGGTGCAGACAAACCTTCACCAAAAAATATATATGATGGTGAGAATCCACCAGATCCTAATAAACCAACATCTCGTAATATAGAACTTAATGAAACAGTAACAAATGAAACTGTGCTTAATAATATTGAATTGGAAGGAACAGAATTAAATAAAAATGTACCTAATTCTAACATCAATTATGAAAATAATGAAATAGGTACAGGAAAACCTTCACCTAAAAATATTATAGATGAACTTGAACGCAGAAAATTAGAACGAAGTAAAGAAAAACCGTCAGAAAACAATTTATATGATAATGAAACATCAAAACCTAATAAACCATCACCTCGTAATATAAATTTTAACGGACCGTCATCATGAAAAATACAGAAAAAAAATCAATGCTAACAAATGATCTACGTTCAAAAACATGGATTGGTCGTATCATTGAAAATGAAGATCCATTACGTCAATATAGATGTCGTGTTCGTATTTTTGGTTTACTTGATGAAATTGAGGATGAAATGTTACCCTGGTTTTTCCCATCTGGTAATAATACATTTGCGAGTACTGAAAATGGTGGATTCGGTGATGCAACTTACCCAAAAAAAGATACACTTGTTAAGGTGAGTTTTCCATTCGGTGATATTTACAGTGGAGAATATTTCGCAATTCAACATATTAACCCTTCACTTAGTGCTGAATTGGAAGATGATTATGAAAATTCACAGATAATTAGGTACGATGAGGATGAGGAACTTAAAGTTTTATTTACACAGCAACAAGGATTTTTAATACACTTAAGAGAAAATATTATAAACATTGATAAAGATGATAATATAACAATAAAGAACAATAAAGATGATTATGTCGAAATTTTAAACGATGGTAACATAAATATTTATGCGGCAGGTGAAATTAACAATAGTTCTAAATTAGGAATCAAAAATCCAACAAAAAATACGGCAATACCTTCAGGACAGGGGCATTATTGTGCTATTCCTATTTGCCCTTATACGGGATTAAATCACGTAGGATATGAAACATTACCAGGGAGTTAATTATGGAAATACCAGAACAAATTTTAGCAATTATAAAACCGGGTGAAATTCCTGAAGATTTTAAACAGATTATAATAATAGAAGCTGCTAAAGTTCTGCTTGAAGCAGCCGGAACTCTTGTAAGTACATTACCTTTAGACTATTTTGAAGAAGCTGGTGCTTTTAATACATCTAATATAAAGGAACAAATTAAAGCAGAAGTCACTAAATTAAGTGACAAAGTTTCAGAAATAGCAAATGAAACTATAGCTATGGTTAATCCGGGATCAACAATAGGTTCAATAAACGGTGTAATGACTGCGTTGGGTGTTGTTCTTCCGTTAATAAATTCATTAGGAATCACAGGTCCACCACTTGACTTGATTAAAACTATTTTAACAGCTGCGGGAGCAGCTATGACTGTTGCATTAGTTGCATATACGGCTTTAGGTGCTGTACCAATTGTTGGTCCTGTATCTTATCCACCAGATCCTGTTTTAATGGCAAAAGTACCCATAATAGTAGAGTTTCTTGCATCGTTATAAACCATACTCAGAAGCTTTAATATAACATCTCGTAAATTTAAAATTATATTTAATAGGATCATATTAAAAATAAATTTTACTTAAATTATTCCAATTTTATTCTTCTTAGTAGTAAACCTTTTTAATGTTATGTATTTAAAAATTGATAACATATTTTTAACAATTTAAAACATTTCAATTATGAAATTAGTGAAAAACAATGATGTTGAAGCCGAACAAGGTACCAATGTTTATTGTCAAGAATCATATGCACAAGAGTTGTACAATCGTTTGATGGATAACGAAACTCGAATGCCAACAACAATAAAGGATTTTTCAGATAATGATCTTTTGTTAATAACAGGAGTAAGTTCAATAGGAAAAACCGATATAGAATTTGAAGTAAACAATTCAAATACTATATCAATTGATCTTAACAAGGAAAAGAAATTCATGAACATGTATAATTTGGATATTGATGAATTTCTTTTATGGGCAAAAGGAGATACTGAAAACTTTCTCAAGGAAGAATCTTACATTTACATCACAAATGATGCACAAGGAATCAAAGGGAGTTTATCAAAAGGTTTGGCTGAAAAAATGAAACACGAATTTTTTAAGCAGATAACAAAGCAATCAACTGCATACATTGCAACTGTATTATCAAAAAATCGTGGTGGTTTTTTGGTTGATATCTTTGGTGTTGAAGCATTTTTACCCGGTAGTCTTGCAGCACCGAATAAAATTGTGGATTTTGATCAATTCATTGGAACAAAGGTTAATGTAATGATTGAAGATTACTTGAAATCTATTGGAACATTTATTGTAAGCAATAAAAAATACATTAAACATATTTTACCGATAAAAATCAAGGAACTTGATACCGAAAAAAAATATGTGGGAGTTGTTACAGACACAGCAAAATTCGGAATATTTATAGAAATTGAAGAATTTTTTACTGGTTTACTTCATACATCAAAAATGGATGAAGAAACATTGCAAACATTCAGGAATAGAGAATTCAATCCCCATTCAACAATTGATGTTTATATCAAGGAAATTAATGAAAAAAATAAAATTGTTTTTACAAGTTACACGCCGGAAAAACAAAAGGAAATTGATATAATTCTTGAGAAAGAAAAGGAAGCCGATAGGAAGGAAGCGGAAGAAAATGCATTTAAAGTTAATGAATCATATGATGGTTTAATTACTTCAATAAAATTATACGGAGCCTTTGCAAGAATTTGGAACGGTAAAAAAACAGTAACTGGTTTAATTTTAAACAAAGATCAAGGAATTGAAATACATGAAGGTGATAAAATGAAAATTACTATCAAAAATGCTGAAGATGGTAAATATTTCTTTGAAATATGAAAATAAATTAAAAACGAATAAATTAAAAACATCATGAAAATAAAAAAGAGCTTTTGGGAAAAAGCAGATAAAATTTGCAGCGGAACTTTACAAGTTTTTATGTGGTTATTAGGAGTACTTATCCTTATAACGTTAACCGAATCAATAAAATTTTAGAAACATGGCAACAAAAAAGAAAAAAATAAAAGTAATTAGTAAATTTTCTAGTTTTTTAATTGGAATGCTTGGCTTTCTATTCATTTTAGCAAATGGAGGACTTTGGTTAGGAGTTGGAATAGCATTGTATGTGTTAGGACATTATTACTACTATCATGGTCTTAGAATAAAAGGTAAAATAGTAAAATGTCCTCAATGTGGAAATGAAACTATTACATTTCCTTGTCCACATTGTGAATACATGCCACATAAAATTTTTGAAAATCAAGTTGATCAAAAAGGAACATGATCAAATGTAAATCTTAGAAATATTCATGTCTTTCCCACTTTTGGTATTCCAAACATGAATCACATAATCCATATTCAGGTGAAAAATTAACATTTTTGACCTGAATTATTTTTTTTGTCTTTTTGTTAAAAATATTTTGACATTTTTGGCATTTGAAGTATAAACTGGAATCCATCTCCTTCATTTTTAAATATATATTTTACAAAGCATGCTTTAAGCATGCTTTTGCCGTTTTAAAAAATTTTCTAACAAAGATATATAAAAAAATGATAAAAAATTTAAAATGAGAGTCTTACAATACACAAAAGCTGAAATACTTAACGGTTCAAAAATTGGGTTTGAATTTGAATTTTTATCAAAAAAACGAACAATTCAAACTGCACGAGAATTATCAGACATTCTCGGTGTAAAAGTGGTTGTTCCAATAAATGTTAATAACTTTTTAAAACCTGAAAAAACTGTTCATTCATCTTTCATCCCATCAAGTAATGTTTTTAAGTTAGAAAAAGATAATTCCGGTGGAAGTGAAATGAAAGAATTAATAACAGGCCCATTAAGTTATAATTTTGCTAAAAATGTTTTAATTAAAACTTTGAAATGGATAGATGAAAACGGTGAAACAAATAGTAGAACAAGTTTACATTTAAATATCTCTTTTGATGATAAAAAAATTGCAGTTAAAAGAGACATAGAAAAAATGAACATTTTAAAAATGTGCTTGGATTTTGATGAGGATTTTATCTACGATAGATTTCCAAGTAGAAAAAATAATGAATATTCAAAATCAATAAAAAATATAGTCGTTAATAACATTTTTTACTTTGGGAATTCAATAACATCAATGGGTGAAAGTCATTTCATAGTCCCAAATACAAAATATTTTGGCATAAATTTCCTTAAACATTCCAAAAATTACTTGGAATTCAGGCAAATTGGAGGCAAAGATTACCAAAAAAAGGAAATTGAAATACTTGAAATTTTACATCACAATATTTTTGAATTATATAGAAATATCATGGAATCCGGATTAAATTCCCAAAATATGATGACTCTTAATGGAATATTAAATAAACATCAACAGGTTTTAAGAGGATTTAAATCACCAGCAACTTTTGTAAAACTATTTCCAAAGATAAAAATTACAGCAAACCTGAATCCTACCATTGAAGTGATAAAAACTCATTGGTTCCAGTTTAGAGATAAACTCATTGATTTGGTTATTTATGGTGGAATGGATGAAGGACAATTTAACTATGATTCCGATTTTTCAACATTTCAACTTAAAAATGGTTTGTTGGATGGAGTTAATCTTAAAAGTTACGAATTCATAAATTGCAATCTTAAAGGAGAATTCAATAATTGCATGTTTTACGAATGTGAAGTTGAAAAATCAATAGTAACAAAAAGTAAAATTATATCGGATAATAAATTTACGAATTCAAAAATTATAGAATCTCCTGTGTATGGAAAAAATAAAATGATAGATTGTTACATCGATAACAAAAATGAACTATTCAACGGAGAAACAATAGGTGGAGTATTCAGATCTGGTAAAAAAGGAGAACACTCAACAATATCAAAAGAAACAAAAATAGTTGAATAATTTTAAAAAATAAAAGTAAAAAATGACAAAATACGAATTTATCCAAATGATAAAAGATGAACTAACTGTTGCTTGTGCTTTGCCATACAATTTACCGGAAATGGAATATGAAAGGATCATTAAACAAGCAAGAAACTGGTTCAGAAGTCATTACGAGGAAGCAACTGAATTTAGGTACTATATCATAGAAAATGCAACATTTAAAAATGCTGGATTCAAAGCGGATAGAACCATTATTTTACCTGATTGTATAATGGCAGTAACAGACACAAAGGAACTAAAAAGTAATGGAAATACTGGATGGGGCTCTGACTTTTCATTGGATAGAATGCTTGCGCATGAATTGTACATTAATAATTCTGAAATAACAGGAGATGATCTTGTAATGCAAACAGCTTATGCATCTTTTGTTGATTTAACAAAGGCATTTTTTCTTGATAGAATTTCATATCAATTTAATGAACATTCACATAAATTGATCATAAAGGGTCGTGACCCAAAATACCATGTGGTATTGGAAACTTACGTTGATATACAGGAAGAATTTTTGTATGATGATTGGTATTTTCAACGGTATTGTACTGCAATGTCAAAAATAAGCTTGGGTAGAATGTTAGGATTATTCGATTTTAATTTACCGGGTGGTGTTTCAATAAATAATGATATTTATACATCGGAAGGTAACGATGAACTTGCGGACATTAAAACTCAAATAGATGATAAACAACCACCTGATTGGTTCTTGGTTTGGCACTAAAAAATAAAAATGATAAAATGATAAATAAATTTTTACATAAGGAAATTGATTTAAGTGAAAATGAACTTGAAATGTTTGAGTTTGAAATTAAAACAATAGGCACAAAGGGAAACTCGTATTTCATAACAATAGATGATCATGAATACGGATTTAAACCGATCAATGGAACAACTGAACAGATAGCAAAGAAATTTAAAATGATTTTGAAGCATTCACCGGGTAAAGCCTTAGCGTGGTTAAAGAAACATGCAAAATTAATAAGTGGAAGTAAAGAAAAAAAGAAAGTAAACGAAATGGAAAAAGAAATGAATGAAAAATTACCATCGGAAAGGGTTCCAACATTTTCTGAATTTGTTGAAAACAACAAAGAAAAAACCATAAAGGAAGAACCAAAGGAAGATTTGAAAAAAGAAAAAGATACAGATCCTGATATCGGCAGTAAATACACAAAAAAAGGTGAAGAATAAAAATGTTAAGAGAAATTTACCATAGATTACCGGAAGAAAGTAATTACATCGAGGGTTTTCTTGAACACTCAAATGTGTTGGAAACATACATTGAAAAGATCAAAATGATTCTTAACACAACAAAGGGTGAAGTTATTGGATTTCCTAACTTTGGTATCAATCTTGAAAATTTAATTTTTGAATTAACATTTAATGCAGATCAGATAAGAAATGAAATTTTTTCGCAAATAAATGCATATTGCGGTGAAGCACAGTATTTTGATACGTCAATTGATGTACAATTTGCAAAAGGAACAACAAGAGATATGGCAATTGTTGATATTAAAATAAACTCAAACAAGGTCATTTCTGTACTTTTAAGATAGAAAAACAACATGAAAATATTTAATACAGCACGAATAAAATACGATGAACTTTACGCAGATGCAGTAATTTTTCTTGAGGAAAAGTATGGACAATCGCGACAAGTTTTTAGCTTAGCATCACCATTTGGACAATTACTAACAGTAATTCTTTCACTTGGTAGACTCATAATGTTTTACATTGAGGATTCAATAACAGAACTTAACATTTACAAAGCGCAAAGAGATAGTTCAGTCAGAGGTCTTTCAAGGTTAACAGGCCATAATCCAACCAGAGCAATTGCAGCATCAGGTGATATAAAATTATCATACAATGGTAAAAAAATTGATATGTATGGAAATACATTGATAATTCCACAATTTTTGAAAATGTTTAACAAAGATAATGCTTTACCATACATCGTTATTTTACCACAGGAAGAAGCAAGATTGGAGCTCATCCAAAGAAATTCATTAAACGTAAAGATAATGCAAGGATCAATGGAGGTTCAATTATTTACTGGTACTGCCAAGAAACTTCAATCCTTTGAAGTTTCTGTAAAAGATGGATATAACATAGATCAATACATGATAAATGTTTTTGTCAACAACGAAAAATGGAAACCAGTAGAAAGTATCATGGATATGAGCTTGGATGAAAAAACTTATATTGTGAAAACCGGATTATCAAAGGGTGTTGATTTATTTTTTGGTAACGGTTACTATGGTATGAAACCACCAAGCGGTGCAGAAATTAGAGTCGAGTATTTAACAACAAGTGGAGTAGAAGGTAACATTAGACAGGATGAGCAAACAACATGGAACTTTGAAGAAAGTGGATATGACCTCTCAGGAAATGAAATAGATCTTTCAGAAATTTTTAACATATCATTTGTAACAGATATTTCATTCGGTACAAACAAGGAACCATTAAATTTAACAAGATTAATGTCACCGAATCAATCCAGAAATTTTGTTCTTGCAAATCCTATTAATTACATTTATTTTTTAAACAAATTTAATTATTTTTCCATAATTGACGCTTATACAACTTATGATGATAATGATTGGTCAGATGATAATGTAATTTATCTTTTTTTAATCCCAGATATCAACAAAAGGCTCAAATCAAATGAAAATTATTTCAGTGTTCCGATAACTGAATTTTCGTTAAAAGATTTTGAAAAACAAAAAATATTTAACTTGATTGAAGAAAGTGGTCAAAGATTAACTTCCGTTGTTAACACAATAGTCGATCCTGTTTTGAAAAAATATGTTATTAATATTTCATTAACCATATTTGAATCTTTTTCTGCTGATTTTATCAGACAACAAATAGAATCCAAACTATCCGATTATTTTTTAGGCGTTACAAGACGAGATAAAATTCCAAAATCTGACCTAATTGCAATCATTGAAAACATAGAAGGAGTTGATAGTGTTAATGTTTCATTCATAAGCGAAGAAAATGAAATAGCACGTAAAAAAAATTCAAGCAGCGAACTCAAAGGTTTGGATAAATATGGTGATATCATTTTCAACAAAAATGAATTTATTCTTATACGAGGTGGTTGGTCAGATAAATATGGAGTTTACTATGATGATTCACTTGATCCAAATAAATCATCCATATTAAACATTGAATTTAGAAAAGAAACCAAAAAAACGTACAATGAAGTTTTACAACAGGAAAATATGAAAATTCTTAAAAAATGAAAACACTAAGAACAAGACATAAATACACAACACGAGAAAGTTTACTTAACATTTCTGAACATAGATTGGATCTAATTAAAAATATTGGATTTGATTATGAAGGAAAACAAATTAAAAAAAGTATTTCCAAGTACATTTTAAGTGACCCAATAAAAGAAGAAATTATTTCTTCATGGGAAATTTTAATTTTTAACTTAACAGAATACACAAAAAATATCAAAAAAGGTTTTAATTACGCAATTGATAAAAAATTCACTAAATTTAATTAAATAAATGGTTTATACAAATAATTTTAAGTTTTTTGATAAATTTGGAAATAATTTTAATTTTTCAAAAATACCACAGTATACCATTGAAATAAATGATTCTGTTGGATTAAATGCAATAATGGAACCTGTTGTGAACATAAACGGAGTTCTTATCGATATTACTATCATTAACGCTGGAATAAATTACGTAAATCCGGAAATTATAATCACGGATATCATTATTGGAACTATTTATAAACTGAAAGGTGCCGGATTGATAAAATTAACAAGTGAAGGCTGCATCAGTAGTATAAAAATGGATTCAAATCCAAATGGTTTTACGTATCCAGCAATTCAATATAGTGGATTTTCACTTTTTGATAAAATTTCAGTTGATTTAATAGAAAATTCACATGTTTTTATTCTTGAAGAATTTTTCAATGATGTTACAGAAAAAACAGTTTATGATTTTCCACAATCCGATACGGATGGAACTCCAGCTTTGCCAACAAGCACAATTACATGTTGGTTGGAAGAAAGTGAAACAATTGATGATGATAATGCCATGTTTTTATTTAATTTGGATTACAGTGATCCTGTAACACCAACATTCAACAAAACAGATAAAATGATTTTTGAGTTAAACCCATCCACCGGAACCACTCATGACGGTTTAAGGGTGGATTCATCAACAGGCCAACAATCATTACAATCAAACATTGGCTTCAGTTTTTCGGAAGAAGGTGTATTTAAAAGAAATTTAATTTTTGCAATAGAACAAGATGGTAAAACTTATCCATTTTGTACCATTGAATTGGTTGGAGAAACTGAATCAGAAGATGAAAGATTTAAAACAATCCTGGAAAATTTTGGAATTGTTATAGGAGAACAAGAAGAATTAATTTTCAGGGATAGTGATATATCTGAAGCTTTACCGAATTATGATCTTTTAAACACCAAAAGAAAAGAAATGCTTTTGGAAAATCATAACATTTTTCCGTACATTGGATCCTACAAAGCCCTGGTGAACATAATAAATTATTTTGGTTACAGTGATCTTAGAATTAAAGAATACTGGATAAATCTCAAAGAAACAAGTTCTACATACTTACAGTATAAACATGTTGATATTCCATTTCAACTTTTACAAAGGGGTAAAAATGTTCCAACTGAACAATTATTACCTACCACTTCTTACAATAAAACTGATTACTTTGGTTTATTTTACGATATTAACAAAGAAACTGGAACATTTGATGAACAAGGTGTCCCAGAAACTGAAGACACATTTATTTTTACAATTGAAGAAATTTTAATAAAACTTTTTGCGTTAAAGACTTACTTAAAAAATAAATTTCTACCGTTAAATGCAAGAATTATTGACATAACAGGAGAAGGAATTTATTTTACTCGTTATGTTTTGAAAACGTGGCAAGATAAAACTCAATCGTTCAATTTACAATGGAAAGTTTCTCCTGATTTTGAAACACTTCCAACAAATAAATACATTGTAGATATAACAGACTACAACAATACAACCACACCTTTGGTTTACCCAGGATTAGTTGAAAGCGAAATAGGAACTCAATATGGTAACTATGTAGGAAATTATTCAACATCAACCAATTATTCAGATGATCCCAAAACTTCAATTGCTGCACCAGTTGAATTGATATCAAAAACTTTTGATGTTGAATGGGATGAAATGAACATGAGTTGGAACAATTTAATAACTTCGGAAGCATTGGATACAATGATCTTGATGGAAGGTGGAACAGTCACTGGTTTAACTTTTAGTGAACTTGCAGCAACTCTCCTGAAAAATAGTTGGGATACAATAGGATACGGAGAATTCATAGAACTTGAATGGCTTATAACCCATGAAATAACTGATAAATATTTCTATGAAATACGAGATTCAATTGAAACTTTAACAAATCATACAGTAAATTTACCGTACATAGGAAAATACAACGTGAAACTTACTGCAATAGATTTAAATGGATTTAAAGTAACCAAAAATTCTCAGATTGAAGTAAAAATACCCAATGTTGATTTTATGTCATTGGCACGATTCTACAATTACATTAAAACATGGGATGATTCTGATGTTGCATGGAATAAAGTTTCTGATAATTGGACCAAACCTGGAATTTACCATGATAATAAATGGGATAACTTGGATTTAACATGGAATTCCATTGAAATGTCTTTTTACAAAAATCAGGAATATCCAGTTAAAAAAATTAAGAACCTTAATATTTACGATATTTGGGAATCTTCACATGTGGAAGGAAATATTTTAAGTATAATCAAAGATAGTAATTTTATAATCATAAATAAACAAAAAAGAGCTCCTGAATTGACAATTGGAGATAATTTATTTTTAAAATTTGCAGAAAGTGTTACAACGGTTAAAATAGTAAATGTTAGTTACATAAATGATGTTGTTGAATTAACATTTGACAAACTTCCAATTGGAATAACAACGGAATGGAAAATTTATCGAACTTTGGTTTCCAACATTATTCTTGAGCAAGATCAAATATACGATAAAATAAATAGGTTAAACGGATTAAAAATTGGAGATTTTTTATTACTTGAGGGTGTTGAAGATCCTGTTAGAATCAATGTTGAAAATTTTTTATTCGGTGAAGATCCAGTAACGTTGGATAAATGGTTAACTGGAGTTAAATTAGAAAAACAAATTAACATTAAATCGGGTGAATTTGGTAGGTTGTTTAAAATAAATAGTCAAGATTTAGGTTATTTATTTCCAATAACTGATTTACCATTCGATTTAACATTACCTGACGGTTTTGGTGAAATAACGAAACATGTAATAATTTTTGAAAAGCTTGTAACAGAAATGTATGTAAAAAGTGGATTTACTGAAATGTTATTAACCAATGACCTTGGTAATGAAGTAAGAATTTTGGTTAAAAATCTAGAATACCAGGATATCATTAGTTCAACAATGTGTATCATAGATTACATAGACATAGATAGTGATGTTAAAGACATAAGTGTTAAATCCGCAGAAAATGAATATTACGGCGAATTTTTGGTGGAATGGAAAGCAGGAGAATTCGGAACCAAAATTATTCCTGGATATTCAGGTGTAACAAATGAACTTTTGTTAAATTTTAACGATTATCCATATGAAAGTAAATTAGGAGAAAATTTACTAACAGAATCTGAAGAATTATCCGGTGAAGTTGATATAATTCCTTATAGTTTTGTATGCGTTGATGATGAATTAATTTTTACATTGGATGAAGATGTGAACGATAATGCAATTGTATTAATTAATGGAATTATTATTTCTAACACTTTATACACAACAAGTGGAGCTGTTTTAACATTAGCAGGTTCAAGTCCATCCGGTTTTTCAATAAGTAAAAATGATTTTGTAAATGTTATAAATTTCAAAGTTACTTCAAACAACATAAGATGGGAAACAGTATCAAACGGAGATAATAAAATATTTACTTTTGGCACTGTTCCAATAAATGAACATTCCATAGTTGCATTAAACGGAATGATTCAAGATATTGAAACCACATATGAAATTTCAGATAATGTTATCACTTTTTACCCTAATGAAGCAACCATGACATTATCAGAAGATGATGTAATAGTAGTTTTAAATTTTATAGATAGTGATTTTTCTGAAATTCCTTCAAGTGGTGTTGAATATTCAACATTAGGACAATCCGAAGTAATATTAACAGATAGAATAATGGGAACCGCCATCAGAGCTGGTGAAAATCTTCTAATTTGGGTGAACGGTGTTTTTCAAAATCGTGATCAATATTTCTTTTTAACCACACATTTATCAAGTGTATTTTTTAGATCTTCGTTTAATGAAAATGATCAAATTATTTACATTCAGGATATAGCAACAAACTTTATTTTTGACCAAGTTTATTTTTACGAAAAAAATCCAAAAAAAGCATCGGTAAAATTTCAAATACAAAATTTAGGTTTAATTGATGATAAAACCATTGTTGATGTTAACGATGAGAAAAATGAATTATACATGTGTAATACTGATTTTGTCACATCAAAGAATAATTTTGATGAAAAATATGCAATGGAACATTACGGTACAAAAAATATATCATGGGAAAAATCAAATGAAAATGCTTGGAATGATTTAACACAACATACATGGGATTTTTTGGAATACCACGAAGAAACTTTATGCAACTGGCAACTTACAGAAGTTCAACAGGGTGGTGGAATAACAATAAATGGATTTGATAAATTTATTTTTACCGAATTAACTGGTGGTGACCTATTTGAAAAAGCGGTTGATGAATTAAACAATTCTACAAACTTGGGAATTTCAAAATATAAATATTTACTAATTGATACTGTTAATATTGGAGCTGTTGCTAAGTTACCGAGCGGTTTAAATTTAAATTACATCGAATTTGATAACGGAGTGGAAGGAGAATGGGATTCGGATTGGTCACACACATACCCAATTGGAAATTACCAAGATTGGATTTTTCCACATATTTATGGAGTAAATAATGCACCAGGTGCTAATAATGTAATATCAAATACATATTTTTACCAAGGTACTGATATTAATGGTGATAATGGTTGGTACCCACGAACACAGTTAACTGGATCATCAGGATCTCCAGGATCTCCAGGAGCACTTTCAATAAAATTACCAAGAATGTATTCTTACATTGATAAAATTAATGAAGGATGTAGAATAGAATTTCTGAATGCAATATCAAGTTCATTTTCATGGGATGATACATCAATATCAAAAAATAATATCAATATCCCAAAAATGACCACAGTATTTTTCAATGATGAAGGATGTAAAATAATTGCAAAATCATCAAAAAATTGGAAAATTTACGATAAAGATGGTAAATTATTAATTGAAACACATAAAGATTTTTTAATTTGGAAATTTACAACATCTGGGATTTTTGATATTGAATTATCAATATATGATAAAAATGGAAACAAAGGAAATGTTTACAAAAAAGGTTTAATTAAAGTTCTTTAGAAACACTTATATAGCTGCAGCAACTACTTCTAGTACTCCTTTTATTGTTTGACTAATTAAATCATATTCATTATCAGACATTATTTCATCAATGTCAACTGTTTTGGTTTTCACAATCAACCTATTATTTTCATTTGTTAAATTAATTCCTGCATCATGTCCTATAAGAATGTTTTTTGAATTTTCCATGTGTTTCTGTTGATACATATAATTCACTTCCTCCTTTGTGAAATGATAGCAATCACTTTTTGATGGATAGTACTTCATCAATAAATTTGCCCAACCAAACTTACATTCTTTAATATCCTGGATTGGCATCGAATGCCACCAATTTAAAGCGTGTTGCATATCTGCACAATGTTTAGGAGTTAAAAACTCATCCCATTTTCTTTTGGTTTCTGCCATAATTTTAACCTTGACTTTTTTGTATTTTTTTACAAATATCCACCAAAACTTTCACATCTTTTTTACAATAACGCCCAATTCCTTCTATGTTATTGTTTTGCCAGTATTCATGTCCAACATTTGAACCACTCATTTCATCTTTTGGAGATGGAATATCCAATGCCCAAGTTAATTCATCAAGAAAACAATTTTCCCAAGATGTTCCTTTCCACATGTCCATTGTATCCATGATTTTTATTTCCCATGGTTTTTTACCAAGAGTATTAAGGCATTTTGGAACTTTAAACCCATACATCGTTAATTTTTTTACAAGATACGGTATATCAAATCCCTTTATGTTATGGCCAGATAAAATAAAACCAAGATCATCAACCTTTGCGAACAACCTAGAAATCCATTCTATTAAACTTTGTTCATCATCATTTTCAATGGTTTTAGATGATAATTTTAACTTACCTTCTTCAAAATACGCAAATGCAATTGCCACAATTTTTCCGTATTCCGGAACAAGTGCGGCATTATCCTCATACGCAAGTTGTACTATTTTATTGTAAGATTCATTTGTGTTTTTTCTACGGTTGCATCTATCCTTGAAAACATTGGAACCTCTTTCGTCTTTTTCTGTAAACGTTTGAAAATTATCATAAAAGGAAACAGTTTCCAAATCAAAATAAAAAAAATTTTTATAATTCATCATTTGTTGTTATGTTCTATTTTTATATACAAAAAAGGTAAAAAGTTTATCTTTGACCCTGAAAAAAAATTTAACAAATAGATATATAAAATAAAAAATAAAAATGGCAACAATTACAGTTACTGAAATATTGGGTACCGATAATGTAGGGTTATCAAGACCAATAATAAATGAGAATTTTAAAACTCTCAAAGATGCTACAAATAACCTGGAAAGTTTTCTGGATACAGATGATAATGGTGCATTATCCATTGGAAGTGTTTCAATACCATTAACAACTGGAAGCATAGCTGATGAAAATTTTTCATTAGCAAGCAGTGGAAACATAAGCGGAAATTTAAGCGTAAGTGGATCATATATCGTAAATCCAATAACGGTGGATATTGCAAGTTTTCAAGTAGAATTGGATGGAACAACGAGTTTCAATCAAAATGATTTAACATTTACAAAAAATGCTGGAAATAATTTAGGTGTTGATTACAACAAAGCAACTTTTGAATCCAATGTTATTATAAACGGTGGAATTTGCTTGGATTTACTTGCTGGTGATATCATTCCTGGTGATTACGTTGCAATAACACCGATAAATCCAAAGAAATTTTCATTCGATAGCGGTGCAACGTATCAACCGTTAAATATTCTTAATTTGGATCTCGTTAGTGCACCAACAACAACAGACATATACTTAGCAAATGGATTCGATGGACAAATTATCATTTTACGATTTGTTGATGTTACTGGAACCATTTCATGTGATGTTATTGGAAACATGGAAGGTGATGATGTAAGTACATCTGCTTCTTTAACATTAACAGGAGTTCAAAAAGCGGATACATTAACGTTAGGTTACGGTGGAGATGGCTGGGCAGTTTTAAATAAATACGGGAATTTAACAATTTAAAAAAGTTTTAACACATGCATGTAACACCTTACATACGCGATATTAAATTAGAAGGTGGATCTTTTTACACATTTGGATCCGCAGCGGAAGATTTAACATTTGCAATGAATAACGAGAAGAAAAAATTTAAATTCTCAAAATTTGCTTTATTAAAAATCCCAAATTTAGGACGTCCAACAAATTTTAAGAATCTTTTGCAACTTAATGCACCACCTGGTGCATGGGATGCATACGGTGGAACTCCAACAATTGATGGAAATCTCAATGAAGCATTTGCAGAAAGTTTACAAAATTACTGTTTGAATCTTGAAACAATGTTAACTGCTAGAGATGAATACGATGCAACACTTGATAAATCAGTAACCGAAAGAGTATTTTTTAAATGGCTTAAAGAAATAGGAGGTATACGGTTTATAACAGCATCGGATGAAGAATTTGATGGCCTAAGTGGAGAAACTCGATTTGTTGAGGAAACAGCAAATACAATAACTGGAATAGATTACTACGACAGAGTTGTGCAGTACATTGGAGAAATAAATGTAACAAATGCCCTAAGAAACAAGTATAATGCGTACCAGGAGGTTTATATTCATGTCCCTACATCACATGGAAATACATCTGATATTTTATTTCAAGCAATAGACGATAAAAATTATACAGCAGATTTATCAGTTACAAACAATCCAACCAACGCATTAAACGATGAAGTTATTTACGGAAGATCATGGGATGACGTGCATCCAACTGGTTTAAACATAAGTGCACACTATGATAGTGAAGGTGGTTTTACTGATTTTTGGTCATCGGATGACGGTGATGATTGGATAGAATATAACAATGTTGGATTCAGTTGGTGGTATACAAATACAAAGGATGCGACATATTTTTTAGAACCTACAACGTTTGAGGATCCAACCAACGATTATTTAGGACATGGAGATGATCCAAGTGTCGGTGTTAACCATATAAGTTTCAAAAGAAGTAAATTGGATGGAATTTCAATTGATTGGGATACAACAAATTACACAAAAATTACAAAAAATGATGGTTTAAATAACTTCGGTGAATTCAACACATCTCAATACGCACAAAATTTTGATTTCAATACAATTTTAGTTTACTATGATGTTTATGACCCTAATAGTACAGAAGATCACACAACAAATCTTTTTGGTGTTTTATTTTTAGACAATGTTGATCCAATTTCAACAGGTGGAGGAACTATATCATCATTACCAAAAATAAAACCAGATGAATTAAACCAATCAAATGGAAATTCTTATGCATTTAAGTTAAACATGAAATGGGATTTAAGTGCTGATGATTCTGAAGTTGAAGTATCAATCAATGATTACAATACATACTCCTTAGAATTATATATTGATGCCATGAATTCCATGCAAAATTTAACAGATTCAATAACATATCATTTTACACAATATGATACAATATTGGAAGAAATAAACAAACTAAAAGATGTTGTTTATACATCAGATAATCTTGATACTGTTTCCAAAAAACTCACAGAAGTTGAAAATACAATACAAGATGCGTATGATGTTTACTTAAATAATACTGAATTAACGAAGCTTATTAATAAAAATTACGATGAAATTTCAAATATTTACAAAAATTATACATCAATTGAGATGACTTACAATCTTAATTCTATACAAGATGGTGTTGGAATTAAATTTGACAGAAATGAAAAAAATAAATTATTAATAAAGAACTCAAATTTTGGATATGATTTAGGTGTTTCACCTTTAATTCATATTTCAGACTTTGATGATATTGCTAATACATACGAATACAATTTTACGATGACCGCGTTTGATAATTTTTTACGAATCATGGACGGATCAATAGATGAACTTTCAGATGTTGATAAAAATATGGTAATACGTTTAAATGATTCAATATATAAATGGGAAAAGGGTAAAAAAATGAGAATTTCATTTGAATACGGGTTGGATCTAAATAACACAAGTGGAGATTTCAAACTTTATTTATTTACAGATTCTACAGATTCTGTAGATAGTGGATTCTTTTATTCAAAAGAAATTGTGATCATCAATTCTCAACAATTTGATGATAAAAACGGAAAACCCATAATTGAAATAACTTGTATAGATCCTGATGAATTTATATTTGTAACTGATATTTTATAAAAACTTAACAAAAATGAATAAATATACTGAATATAGTTTTTCGGAGTTAATAGAGGAATTTACAAAACTCCAAGCAAATGCACTTAATGTTATACAAGCAATTAGTGAATCTGCAGTAGGTGATAATGATTACATAACAATATCACTTGATACATACGACGGTTCAAAAGATTATCAAATTGTATCCTATAATTACATGAAACAATCTATAGATAGAATTGATTCAACAATAGATCTAATGTTAGGTTTAAATAATTCAAGTGCAACTGTTAAATTACCAGATGGTAGTTATCAAAAGGTTTTTGCTTATAAGTTAAAAAAAGAACCTAATAATATTGGAAGTGTTATCGTACCAGAGGAATTTGAAACTCAGTCCAATTATTTTTTCGAAGATTATTTAAATCCTTTATTGAAAATAAGATTTAATTTGAATGATTTTTTGGAAGAAGATTACACACGAATTAAAGTTAAAAGAGTTCTTCTTGATGTATCAGATACAACAAGTTTGGAATATTTTAATTCAATAAAGAATAAAAATAATATTGATCATGATACATTTATTGAGGAAATAATTAAAAAACGGATTCCCTATGTAATAGATGAAGAAGTTAAAGATTTACCGATTTCATCATTTAAATATGATGGAGATTTTACTGTATTAAAAGTAGAAGAAGGAACTATTCCAATAACTTCAAATTTAACTGGATTATCAAATAATTTACTTGTTGGAAATGAAAATCAAACAAATGAAAGAAAAGTTGATATTGTTCAATCTTCTGAAATCACATCAAAAACTACAAGATTTTACCAACTTGATAAACTTACATATTCAGACTTATCATATAATCAAATATATTCAGATTTATCATATAATCAAACAAGAGAAAAAACTTTAACAATTGGCGATAAGTTATTCACCAAAACTTCATTGTTTGAAATTCAAACCATAGATAAAAATACAAATTTCATAAGTTTAAAAAGATTATCTGGTTATGATACAATAGAAATCTTAAAAATAAATTCTCTTTCTTTGTATTCCGAAACCAGTTCTTCAAAGGATGTTTTATTAAATGTTACATTAGATGAGAATTTAGTCATTTTCTTTAAATCAATAGATGATGATTTCAATTTACAAAATACAAATTGGTCTCCTGGTGTTTCATTTTTATCTAATGATATGAAAATATCTTGGTCTAATAAGGTTTATAATCTTACTGATTTTTATCTTGAACAGGTTTATGATTTTGGTCAAGTTTTTAGAGGTGCTGTTACAGATGTAAATATTCCAAGAATTGATGCTGAAATAGATGATCCTATAACTCATATTATTCATGGATTACCACCTGAACCTGAAGATGTTGGTATTGGTAAAGTTAATGCACCAGTTCTTGTTAAAGAAAATTTTAAAATAGATCTTATAAATGAACATAAATTTAATACAAAAAATCTTGAAGAAGTTCGTAAAAAGGGTGCAAGTAAAATAAAACTTAAATCTGAAATTAATCAAATTGGAAAATCAATAGAAAATAAAAAACAAGTTTTAAATACAACCAAAATAAAAAGTGAAATTGAAAAACGAGGAGTTAAAACTGAATTAGAAAATCTATTACGTGAAAAAAAATCCAAAATTGATCTTTATTCATCCACGGTGGAAGAATTGGCAATTGTTGCAAAAAATAAATTGCAAATTATACCATCTCCAAAATATAGAATCAGAGGATTTTTTGATATTCCAGCACCAATAAAAAATATAAATGGACTTCAACATGTTATTGCATTTAATGTAAGATATAGATATTTAAAATTAGATAGTTCAGCGCCAAGTGCAAAACAATTTGATTTTTTAGATAAAACTAATCAATTAAAACGTGCATCTTTTAGTCCTTGGATTGAAAAAGTTTCTAAAACAAAAAAGAAAATTTTAAATAGAACAAGTGGCAAATATGAATGGTCACCAGAATTTATTGATAGTGGTGACACAATAAACATTAATCAAATAGATATTCCCATAACAAATTCTGAAAAAGTTAATATTCAAGTTCAATCAATATCAGAGGCTGGGTGGCCTCAAAATCCGGCATTATCAAAATGGTCAAATGTTGTAACAATAGAATTTGATGATAATAATAATGCATCAGATGAATCTGAATTAATTTTAAAAGATGCATTACAGGAACAAAATGTTGTTAAAATTCAAACAATGTTAACAGACGAAGGAGTAAATGAACATCTTTTATCTTCAGCTATTGTTGGGGATGAATATTTTTCCCATACACTAGAATCTATGGCATCAGGTTTTTTTACAACAGAAGGTAAAGCGGTGAATGCATACGAAAAAATAAAAGAACTCGAAAATGTATTGGTAACAATGAAAAATACAGTACAACAAGTAAAAGGGAAGTTAAGTATTTCCATAATTGATACAGATGAATCTGGTGAAGAAACAAAAATAAATGTTCAAAATAATACAATAATTAAAATATTTGCTGGTTATTATACTGATTTCGTAACTGGGTTAAGTCAAAGTGAAAAGAAAGGCGCAATTGTTAATAAATCTTATAAAGTTGTTATTGAAAATTCTGAAACAACAACTCTTGAATTGATCACAAGATTACCTGGTGGTTTGGGTGAAGATCTTCCTTTAACAATTTCCACACCATATTCTTCAGGTGATGAAGAATACAACTTAAAAAGAAAATATGATCAAGTACCAATTGTAAATTCAAGTGTATCTTCGAATGAAACAAAAAATGGAATTAAAGTAAGAAGTTCCAATTTACAATCGCAACAATTATTATCACAATTTGCGTACAGTAGGTTTACAGATATTGGATTAAATACTTCAATATATTCAAATCCAACAGACACTACAGAACGTTATTTAATTCCATCCAGTGATTGGTCTGGAACACAACAGGAAAATTTTGTTTGGAATTGGGCATGGGATATTTCCGAAATTGCACAAGGAAATGGAGTTATTTCAGATTTTTGTGTTCATAAAGATTCTCCATACTTGGAACAAGTTTATAATAAAATTACAACAAGTGGAGTTTCACCACTTGACGCACCAAGTGTTTATAAACAATTGGAAACTCCATTTATTACACAGGAAAATGGTGAACCTGTTGGAGATTTAGTTTATTCTGAATTCAGACATGCTAAATATTTTAATCTTCTTTCAACGGAAGTTGATGGAAAAAAACAACTAGGTTACAAAAATACATGGGTTGGTGGAACTGATGTAAATTTAACATTACCTATTGTTGAATATCCAGATAAATTTGGATTTACTGAAGGTGATCGATATTTAATTGGATCTCGAACATGTGGGTCTTATTTATTTTTTGCACCTTCTACAATAGATAATTTAATGGTTGCTGGTACAGATTTTTTAGCAAAAAGAAATCTTGAAAACGGAGAATCAAATGCAATCACAATTCCTATGGTTTTTCAGTTCAGGATGGAAGATTATTACGGAGAAAGTGATAATGATGGAATCATTGGAGGATTTATTCCAACAAGTGTGGAAGAGCCTGAAAATTTAACTTACATAAAAAAAATTGGATTGGATATTTATCAAAAGGATGAAACTGTTTTTTCTTTTGATGTTGAAGTAACTGCAAAATATACAAAACAATCTCTTGTTGAAAAAGTTAGTTCAAGCATGTCAAGTATTGAAAATACATCTGAGAAAAATTTATCAGTTAAAAAAACTGATCTTAAATCTCTATAAAACAAAATGGAAACAAGAAAAACAAAATTCGACTCATTTTATAAAACAAATTTTTCAAAGGATTTAGTATTGAAAAATAAAAAAACTATTTTTCTAAGAATTGAAAATAGAATAGATAACAATGATATAAGTGATGCTCGTAAATTATGGATTGCTGTCATACCAGAAAGTACAGGTGATCAATTTAAAATTAATATGGTAAGTGCTACAGACTTAACGAATGAAGTTAATGAAGAAATAATTACCAACTCAGAATTATTTAATTTAACTGGATCTAATTCTTTGGAGAATATTAAAGGATTTTCCTATCCACCTAAAAGTTTTTGGAGGGAAGTTAATTTTGAAGGTAAAACAGATTTTAGAGTTGATTATTTTGGTATATCCAATGAAATTTTAAAACTTAGATTTTTATTTAGTTCAATTGATCCTGATGATTTTGATAATGAATTACCAAAATTAAATACAATTAGCACTACAAAGGCTGGTGATGTTATACATACAGAAACAGAATCTAGTATTTATGTAAACTCAACTACAACAGAAAATATCTTAGAAAGTAAATTAACATCTGGAATAAAATCAATACATGAGAAAAATTTAACAAATTTTAATCATGCTCTATTTTTTAACACGAATTATAAATTTGATTATAAAGATGTTTTTATTACTGGATACGCTACAGAAGATGAAGATTTCAGCCGAAATTATGGTAATTGGTTAAATCATCCAATAAGTGAAAAAGAAATTGTAAATGATAAATCATCATTTGGTTTAATGCGAACTAATCCCAAATTATCAGGAAATATTAAAATAACAATAGATAAAAATCAAGACCTTTGGTTGGATACAATTGATGCTAACGATGCTTTGATGGATTCCAAACTTAAACGAATTAAACTTAATTCAAATTCATCATACCCAAGTGATATTAAAAAATTCATAAGTAAAATTCCTGGTGATGTTTTATTTGATCTTTATGAAAATGATAAAACTTATGAAAATACAAAAAGAACATTAAGTGATCAACATGATCTATTTTATAGTTACGGCGTACAGCAAAATGACAATGAATTCTATGATGAAGATTTATCGTTTTTTGCACCCATATGGTTAAAAAAAGAATTACCGGAATATTTTGTCATCTTTAAAGTTGATCATTCTGTTAGCTTAGATTCTTATAAAAATAAATCAAATAAAGATATTGTTGATAATATTTTAGGTGATGCAGAATTAATAAAAACATATGACATGAGAAAAGGTTCCAAACTTGGAACCTACATAAGAAACATAACCAACAATTCAAGGTTTTCTGAACAACCATTATTTGTAAATTATGAAAAAGATTCTGAAACTACGTGGTCTGGTATTGACTATAAATATGGTGTTATGACCACAAAATCAGAATATATTTTTGATAACATTACACAGGATTCACCAATTAAAGAATTTGAAGAATTTATAACAAACGGTTTTGAAAGAAATGACTTAATTTGCTCTAATTTATTAAATTTAAGTTTTTTGTTCGATGATGAAACATCAGATTTTTATGAAATAAATAGGTATCTAGGATTTTATGTTAATGCAATAGAATTAGCAACATTTAGATTAGATAAAGATGAATTCAAAAATATAACAGATCAAACATCAGTTGAAAATAAAAACAAAGGAGAAGAATACAATTTAAAACCATTTTTACAACAAAACGAAAATGGAATAATTTTACCAGTTAATCAAGAAAGTATTTCAGGTAAATTGCCACTTAAAGAACATGTTGATAATAAAACAAGATTTTTAGTAATTCAGGATAGAAATAGTTTTTTAAAACGAATTACCGATATTGTTGAATACCGTGAACAAAAAACAGGAATTCAAATTAACGATGACATTTTAGATATTTCAAGATTTTTAGGAATAACTGAACTTTCACATCAATTTTTTGCTGAACATTTGAAAGATAGTCACGCGCAAATGGTTATAAATATTGATGGAGATATTAAACAAGGCGAAATATTTAAAATTTCATTGAATGTCAACAATAAAAATGTTACTTGGGAGGTTGAAGCCAATGATAATGGCTTGGAACAAGGTAATTTCTGGAAATATCCAGTTTATGATGTAAGTACAAATACAAATAAAAATGTTTTTTCTCATACAGGTGAACTGGAAGATATTGCTAAAGCTTTGGCAGGAGCATTTAATTCATTTGAAAATCGAATATTCAATGCATATGCTGAAGATGAAAATATTTACTTTATTACAAAAAATAAAGAAGAAAATTCAAATAAAGTTCAATTTGAAAGAATTTTAAGTACTGGTTCATACATTAATGCAATTAAATTTTATGACATTATTCCAGAATTTGTTTACAACTACAATGTAGATTTAAATGAATGTAATTTAATATATGAAATAGACAAAAGTAAAATTTCAGTAATGTATACAGAATATACAGTGAATGTATCAAATTTTAAATGGGGATCACCGAGCAATGATTTATTTAATTTGGAAGTTTACAGAAATGATGGAACTGTTGCATTAGATGCATACGTGAAAATAGGTGAAGAGGTTTTAATTGATGATTTTTTAACACTTAAAGCTTCAGAAATTTCAGAAAATGGTACATTTAAACTTATTTTTGATGAAATGAATGGAAAATCATTTTTTAAAGGTGCTAATGAAATTTTCAAAAATAGAATAAAAATTGATATAGATGAAGCGACAAATCTATCAAACAATGATTGGTTTCAAACACAATTTGAAAAATTTGAAAAATTAAAAGAATTTAAAATAAATAATCAAAGTTTTTACCATTTACCGTATTTGGATGAACCAATTTTTGAAAACGGTATTTTAACAGGATTTAATAACATTGACAATTTTGCAATTTTACAACTTGATAATGAAAATACTAAATTTTATTTGGATAATGAAAATTACATCGTTTCATTTCATGTGTTCAACACACCTTTAAGTGTCCTTTCATTTTTTAATGTTAAAGATTTTGATTTTGATTTTTTAAAATCAGATTATGCGTATTCACCTTTGCTAGAATTGGATACTTATTTCGGTGACACAAAAAATGGATTTAAAATAGTTAAAGATAATGAATATGAATTAACTTTGTTTAATTTTTATAAAAAAACTGGAAATGCTAACTTAAAACTTTTCGGTTTATATGATAATAAATGGGAAGAAATTTTAGATTTTATTGAAGATCCATATTTATTCAACACATTTACACCTAATACAATTTTTGAGAGTCCAGGAAGCCCAGGAAGCCCAGGAAGCCCAGGAAGCCCAGCAGGTAATTTATTCTTTAATAAACTTTACAAAAGATTTAAAATCAAAGTTATATCAGGTGAAGGCTCAATAATGAATTTCTCATATTTTCAAGATAAAGATTTAAATAATTTTCAAGGTTTTTCATTTTTACGAGATTTTTGGTACATAAATGATGAACAAATAATGCAAAATTTAATCAGTGAAAATAATTTTGATAGATTTTTGTATAAAATGTTATTTACTGAATATGATAAACTCGCAGAAAATTCAAGAATTGAATTTGCAACAACATCAAAAGTGGTCCCATTCATTAATAAATGGGTGCAGGAAGGTACCGATGCACGAGATAATAAATATCGTTTAAATGTTTCTTCAGCTTTCGGATATACCAATTTCTGTCCAGATTATTTTGAAGAAAAAACAAATCCGCATTCTTTAACTCATGAATGGAATTACATTGATAGAATACCAAAAAATTACGATCAGGATTCCATAGAAAATATACGATCATATTTCTTTGATCGTCTAGATAATATTGTTCCAGTTTTAAATAAAACATGGTATGAATTATTTCATGATAATGACAAAGATTGGTTTACAAAATATTTTACAATTGGCTATCCTACTGAAAAATTTAAAAATGTAAATGTAGTAAAAAGAAAAGAAGAACGTTTTTCAACAATAAGTTACGATAGTATTTTGGATAAAGCTTTCAGTTTATTTAGAGGCGCAAAATTTTCAATAATTGAAACCGATGAAGAAAATAATAAAGTCGAATTTTCACAATTGTATAATGATTATAAATTTGCTTCAATTTTAACATTACAAGCAAGTGGCTCTAAAATTTCAACGGAAATAATTGATAACAGAAAATTTAAAACTTTGTTAATTATCACAAAAATTAATTCTGTTGATTATAAATTTGAAAATAATCTGGATTTTGTTTCATTGTATTCAACAAAATCCACCAAGCGTGAAATTCAAATGTTTGATCCTACAAATTTAACCATAAATTTATCAGAAACAGATGTTTCATTAGACAATAAAAATTACATAGAAAATTTTAATCAACGAATTTTTGAAAATAATAAAGGTGGAGCACTTCTTGATTATGCAGATGTTAAACTTTTATCAAACATTGATATTTCCTCGTACGCAAGAACAAATAAAATCAATGAAAATATTTCTGATTATGATGTTACATTTGAAATTAATACAAATATATTAGATAATTTAGGATTAAATGTTCAATCAGAAATAAAACCAGTAAGATCTCAATTAAACTTAAGTTTCTTTAAAAATACAAGTTACATGTTTGCTTCGGATGATAATGAATATTATCAATTGGATCCAATGTATTTTGAAAAATATAATATTTCATCATTTAGTTCATTTAATGATCGTTGGCCATCCGGCGGTACAAATAACAGAAAACCATTAACTGGTGTTAGAGGTAAAAGTGAAACAAGCAAAACTTTTTTAAATGGTAAACTTTTAACAATAATAGGAGGAAAAAATGTACAATACACATACGCTATACTTGGTGAAAATATTCATACATTATCTGAAAGAGAAATGACTTTTCCTTTATCAATTTCATATGTTAACTCAGAAACATTTTACTTAAATGGTGGATTAAAAATTGCAGAAATTTACATAAATGAACTATCATTTTCAAAAATGATAAAACGATTAGAAAATGATAAAAACTTAACATATTCAACGATAAACGAAGATGAATCAATAGATACAGATAGAAAATTTGAAATTGAATTTATTGAAACTGATAAAATTTTCAAAACAAATCTTGAACATGTTGAAATAGATACAGATAAACCTGTTGAATACTTAAATGTTGATGTTATCGGATTTGATGGACAAAAAACAAACGAGAAAGAAGTTTTATACAGACATAGAGGAAACTTTGAACCAAAAACCAGAAATATTTTGGATTTTTGGGTACGTGAAAATGATTCATTTTCTGATCACTATGGAATAGATTTTTTAGGAACCAACACAAGATTTTTATCAGGTTTTAAAAATTTTGGTACCATTTTAAATAAGTTTTCAAATAAAATTGCAGACAATGAAATAATGAAAGTATCAAGAACTTCCAATTATAAAAGTTTGTATCCACATATAAATGAAACAACATTATACGCTAAAGATTATTTTACATTTTTAAGTTCATGGGATCATAATTATTATGATAAATTTAATTCAATAGATGATAGTATTAAAATAGATGGAACTAATGACTTAACAGAAAAAAAATCATTTTTTGGAAGCAAAGTCATGAAAATTCCAAAAGTTTTTGAATTTGAAACATTTAATGATACAGAACTTGATTATAAAATTAATTCTGCTAAAGATGGTAAAGAAATTCAACAATTAACAAAAACAACAGAAAAAGAATTAAAAGATTTAAGTAATATCATAGAAATAAACAGTTTAAAATCTGATAATGATAACCCACAATTTGTAATAAAAAGAAGTGGTGGTTCTGAAAGGATGGTGGTATCATTGGATTACCTGGAAAAAATAATAGGTCAACCGATAAAAGTAAAACAAACAGAATCTGAACAAACCAAAAAAAGTATAAGCATAACTGTAAATGCTGGAAATCGATTAATAAGAGATATGTTGGAAAATAATGCTTTATCAGAATTCGAATGGCTAAAAGATAGTAAAATTCCAGATTTTGTTAATCTAACATCACATGAACTTGAAATAAAAACACAGGATTACATTGAGAAAAATATCTTAAGTTTATATGAAATATACGAAGTAAAATTATTTTCAAAATCATCAAATGATAAAAATTCTATTTTGTTAACAAATGTAACAAAAGAAGAACTTTTAGCACAAGATTTTACCGAAGATAAAGGAATAAAGGTGGAAGAAGGAGAAAATCTTGTGTTAAAGATTGAAAAAATACTAGATTCAAAAGACTTTAAATCATTTATTTTATCAATAAGTATAAAAAGAATTTAAAGGATAGACAACTCAAAATTTAAGTTTCTTGCACAAAGTTCAGTCTAATGACCACTTTAGCGTGCAAAGGGTTGTCTCTGATAAAGATATATAATCAAAGAAAATAACAGATAAATGATAAGCATTAAAACAGTACTATCCGGGGATACTTACAATGAAAGTATTCAAAAAATAAACGAAAATTTTAACCAATTGATGAATAGTGGAGGAGGGCCTTCAGGCCCTCCTGGAAATTCTGGTTTTCCTGGATTACCCGGACAAGATGGATTACAAGGGCCTTTGGGTTTACCTGGTACAACTGGTACAAGATTCATTGTATTCGAAAGTGATAATCCAGGCTTAAACCTTTATCCACCAACAAATTTAACATCGCAACAAGCAATCATACTGGGGCATCTGGAAGGAGATACTTGGCTTGATCAAACTGAAAATACTTATTACGTTTTATCTTTTATTCCTTCACCAAATTGGGACACCAAAAAACATGATTGGATACTTGACGAACAAATATTTAAAATGTCATCAACTACGATCGATTCAGTATCTTATGAACAAACACTTTTAAATACTACATATTTTCAACATGGTAATAATCCAACCTCAAAACCATTAAATGATTTAGATTTATTTCATACTTCTGTTTGTTTATCTTCTGTTCTTTTAAGTGATCCAATAAGCATTGAAGATGTCTATAATAGTGCAAACTTTCAAAAACCAATAATTGGAACTTGGGAAAGAAAGAATTTTAAGTTTTCAATAGATCAAGTAAGACAAGAAGCGGAAGGAGAACAAGGTTATGTTCCTTCTATTTACGGTGGAATTTTAAAAGGTTATAATTTTACACCGATTCTTTATTTGGGTGAAAGATTTGATACAACAACTGTAACTTCTGGTTTTGGGTTTTTATTATACAGTGAAACTGGTGAAACAAAACAAATTTTAAACTTAACTGGTGATGATGATAGCGAAATTTATTTTGGTACAAATAAATTATGGTCAGACGGTGAAATTTTATTAAATACACATGGAGATTATGGACTTAATTCATTTAGTTCAATTTCAAAATCCAGAGTAAGTGCATCTTCATCTTGGTATGGTAACCAAGCTTATATTATTGAACCTGTTGAAACGTTTTCATCTTCCAGAAGAACTACAGGAATGGAAATAAGAAAAGAATCAAATGAATATGAAACATCGATACATTTTTGGACATCGGAAGATCCATTTCATCCTACAGATACATCAAAACAATCCAAAGAAGTATTAGAAATTAAATCGGACGGAGATCTTGAAATATTGGATGGAAATCTTATCATCACAAAGGATTCTGGTTTGGATAAAGTCCTTACAGATGATGGAACTGGGAAAGCTGTCTGGTCGGATGGAGGAAATGATACAGATAACACACCATATTATACAGTAACAATGTATCCAAGTTCAAGTACAACCGCAACAACAACTTTACCTGAAGGTTGGTATAATTGTGATGGTAAAGCTTATGAAATGAATGAAACTATTGCAGGTGAACCTTGGCTTACCGCATATGGTGGATATAGTACTAGTATTTATTTCATAACACCAAATTTAGTGAGATTTACTGAACTTGGATTTAACATGAGAAGCATCATAAAATTACCACCTGGCTTAACATACGCAGTACCAACTGGTAATTACAATTACATATGTTTAGGTGAATCCATTGATGATACTTTAATTCCAACACCATTTAATACTGAAACTGATGGTATCTGTGGAGCTGTAGAAGAAGAAGATCCACCAACTGCATTGTTTACAATTGATCCTGAAACTGGTTTCGAACCTCAGGAATTTACATTCGATGGTTCAACCTCAACAGATCCATTGGATGATCAGGAAGACTTAATGTTCAAATGGGAAGGAATTAATCTTCCTTCAGAATATGAAACTTGGGCAATTGGAAGAATAAAAACTTATACATTTAATAATTATGGAACATTTCCTGTAACATTAACCGTTAAAAATACATTAGGTAAAATTGATATAAAAACAATTAATCTTACTGTAAATGAAGAGGTTGCTTCACCATCATTCATACAACCAACTTCCGGTTTTACATATGATCCAACAGAAGGTGTTATTAATGTAACTGAATTTACATTCACAAGTACAGCATTAAATTACAATAATACACCAGCAGATGATCTTGGTTTACAATTACGTTGGTATCTTGGTGAAGGAAATTGGACATCATGGGGTACTGATAAAACACCAACCAAAACTTTCACAACAATCGGTAGTAAGTCAATCAAACACCAATCACGTTTGGTTGCTGATACAGATGTAACAAGTACAGAAGTTACAGTTGTTGTAACAGTATCAAGCGCACCTAACATTGATTTTTTAACATTCAGTAATAAAATTGAAGTTGATGATATATTAATTGAAAATAATGATCAATTATTATTTCAAGCAGGAGAAGGTATTAATTTAACAATTTACTTGGATGTAAAAATGATAAAAATTGATTTAGCACCAAGCTCAACTGGAACAGTTACATTTGAAGGTATTTCACAGAAACCAACTTCAACTAATTATTGGTCAATTGGTGTTACTGATTGGGATAGAACAAATACTTATACAATGAAAATTGAACCAAATGATTCATTCCGTTTCATTGCTGGAGAAAATTTAGAATTATACCAAGAATTTGGCACAATTGGTAGCACAACATCAGCAATTGAAATAAGTTTTGATCCGTCTGGTTACGTTGTTACAAGAACTGGTTCAGATGGAGATTCAGGCGATGGTTGGAACTTTGGAGTAACATCATCTGAAGAATACATAAGTGATTCTGTAGATTTAATTAAATCAGGTGATACTTTATTTTTTACAGGTGATAGTAGTTCAATTTTAACAGAACATGATACTTTAAATAAAATAATAAAAATTTCTTATAGTGGTGGTGTAAAACCATATATGAA